GATTAACCCCAGCTTTAATCTCTTCATAGTATTTAGACTTTTGCCCGTCTAGGTAGGCTTTGGCTTCAGCAACTTGCTCTTTTCTAGCCAGTTTTTTTCTTTTAATATCTCGCTCATCATCTATTGAATCATCAAAAGCAAACTGATCTTCCATCATAAAGTTTACTTCATCTGCTGTTAGATGAGGTTTTGTAGTTCTATAGTATTCTAATAAAGCATCTTGATCATCTAGCTCGTTAACATCTCTATTGAGTTTAACGTAGTCTTCAAGATCACCACCAGTCTCATCCATAAAGCTCATTAGCTTTTGAATATTTTCTGGCAGCGGCTGACCTGTAGCTTCAGCTTCTTCAATCGCTTCTACGGCTTCTTCAGCTAACTCTTCAACCTGATCTGTAACTTCTTCTAATACTCGTGCCTCTTCTTGTACTTCTCCTTGCGGTTGTACTTCTTCTTGTTCTTGTGTGGGCTCGGCACCTTCATCGACTCTAACCACTCCTGCGTCGTTAGCGTCATCTTCTTTAGTTTCATTTACTGGTTTACTTAGATCTACTTTAAAGACAGTATCATCGTCTTTACTTTCAAATTTTTCTAAATCAAGTTCAGGTTTTTCTACAACCTCTTCTTGTGGTGTTTCTTGTTCGACCTCTTGAATTACTTCTTCAAGATCTGTTTGTTTATTTTCTTCCATAATAAAATATTATATAATTAGTTTCCAACCTGTGGATTAAAGTCATCTAATCCCATTCCGCCTCCTAGTATATCATTACCTGAAGACTCAAACTTTTTACTTGTTTGCTTTGCTTTTTCTGCTTTAAGTTTATTATCACCTCTTACTTGCTCGGTTTGCATTTGTGCTTGACGATCAGCGTTACGTATTTGTTGGTTTAAATCAAACTCAAATTGCATTAATTCTTTCTTTAATCTAACTTCTTCTTTTAAATGAGCTATTTTAGTTTCAGCTCTCATTGATTCAAGTTGCATGTCTTGCTGAGCTTTTGCCTGATTTTTTTGTATCTCAGCATCAGCTGCGGCTTGTTGAGTTTGCGCATTTGCCTGTGCTTGCGCTTGCATGTTCTGCTCTTGAATTTTCTGATCACGCTCTTGCTTTCTTTTACGTTTAATTTTTAATAACTGATTTGCTAGCTTTAGATTTTTAACTTCTCTAATATCTATAGCATCATCTAAATCAATTAAACCTTGAGCAAGTGCAGTCTGAATGTTGTTTTCAAGCATTGACTTTTCTTCTTCATCTGGCTCTAGTTCTATAAATATACCAAAGTCGTATAGATATAGCTCCGACATTTCTTTTAGTGTAGCAACGTTGTGAGCACCAATAGCTTGAACAAACGCATCAGCAGTAGGAGAATATTCCAGTATGTCAGATATACGTAGCGATAACTTCTCGCAAGTCTCAGCTGTAATAAACATTGAACCAAGAAGTATGTGTCGCGTGGCTACATTAGAGTTTGCTGCAGCTAGCTTTTGAACGCCAACTAAAGACTTAGGGTCTGGCACACTAGCATCTCTAGCCTCATTAAGTCCCGTTACGTCACGTATCATCTGCAAGTAGTAGTTATACGTTTGTATTAAACTACCAATTTTGTTTTGACCAGTACCGTTAGATATTTGTTGAATAGGTATTTTACCAGGATTAGGATCGCCATCGGTGTTATAGCTTCTACCAATTACACTACCAGTTTGGAAGAACATGTTAAGAGCTTCTTGCGGGTTGTAATTAGTTCCGTTACCTAAATCTACTTCAGCAAGTCCATCAGCATCAAGGTATACTCCATCTGGTACCATGCGCGACATCACTTGCTGTAACTTTAAATGCGTAAGCTGAATCATATCAGCAAATCCAGTAATTCTACTAACTAAACTTTCAATACGGCCTTCGTACATACGAGGCGCTACTAATGAATAGTTCATCTTAACCTTGTTAAAGTTAGACTTACTACGCATCATATTCTCAACCTTGTTCCACTTTAACATAGTGTCAGTTCCTAGAACAATAGCACCTTCAAATAAACACTCTACAGACCTTTGTAATCTTTCAAAGTTGTTTTGCTTTTCTTTTGGAGGATTAAACGTATCTGGTTTTTCTATGGCTTTGTATCCACCAGTATTTGTTTCTTTAAGCTTATATACATTGTTCATATACGTTTTATAATTAAAATACAATACTTGAACTTTGTTTCTGTCCATTTCTTGTATTCTTCTATTACCCACGTATCTCTTTGAAGATCTCTTGTATATATCTTCTAAATCAGCTTCTGTTAAGTAGTCAAACTCTTTAGCAAGTTCGTTAATCGGTATTGTTTTAACTTCACCTATATAGTATATATCATCAAAGTAAGGTGACTCAGTGTATGAATACACTATGTTAGCTGGGTCAACATACTCAACTGTAGCGCCTTCGCTCCAATTAAAATTAGTTTTAACACAAGCAATACCTAGCACGGTCAAATCGTATAGCATCCTGCGTCTTACTAAATCGTAGTTGCTACCATCTAGTAAAACATTAAGCGCTTGCTCTTCAGCTATCTCAACAGATTGCTTGTAGTTAAGTTGCATGTGAAGCTCTAGCTCTTCTTTACTAGCAGGTAAATTCTTTTGATCAGTTTCATATAGATCAACATTAAGTAACTTAGCAGCTTCATCGTTGAAGTTTTTGCTATTCATATCTCGAATAACAGACTGCATATACTCAGTTCTTTTACTTACACCATATTGATCTTGCGAATAAGCTCGAACATTGAATAGTCTTTCTGACATACCGTTAACAACTATATCTACAAACTTAGGTATAATTGGCACAGGCTTCCAATCAAGATTTAAATAAGATAAATCACCGTTAATAGATAATTCATCTTTATACTTTTGTATAGACTGTTCGCCTCTTGCATATAATCTGAGGTTGTGGAACTTAAGCTGACTAGTATTATATCTATTAGCTCTAGTATCTTTAAACCACTCCTGTTCAATAGCCTGAGCTACTTTAAGCCCATACTCTGAACTCATTTTTTCAATGTCAGGAACTGCTTGAGAAGGAAAATTTACATATATTGACTCAGCCATACTTATTTAATTATCTGCGATGTAAATCCATCATTGTTATATTTAGCCACAGTAAGGTTCATAGGTGCTCTTTCTACTTTTGCGTTTGGCGCATACAAGTGCCTGTTGCAAGCCATAATAGCTAGACCAGAACTTATAGACGCATCGTGTTTTGTTCTCTTGTTAATGTCAAATCTTGACCAATCAAGAAGGGTTTCGTTAAAATACATCGTGCCATACGAACCGTTTTCAAGATGTCCAATGTGATCGTTGATGTACATTTCAATTGCAGCTGCGTGAGCTTGCTTAATGTCTTCGCTTGAGTTTGGTATGCCACCTACTTATTTTTCAGCAGTAGATAGTTTACGCCAAGCTTTGTCTGGTCTATTCATGCTATACCCTCGGTAACCTCTGCGTCGTAAATAATACAATAGACGAGGTTTATTGTTCTCTGCAAGCAAAGGCATCCCGTAAAAAACTAAAGCCATTAGAACGTCCTCAAAAAACATCTCTGCGGTTTGTGGTCTTGCTATATACTCTAAAAAGAAAGTGCTTGAAGGCACATCTTCCATGGAAAATTTTGTTAATCCGTGTAAAGCTCCTTTCGAACCTTTGCCATCAACAGTACCACTAATGTCATAACTGTCACAACCAAAGGCCCCAACATGTTCGTTACCTGGGTATTTGATTCCATTTTTTACTATTTGTTTATTTTGCAAGTGAGTTGGAGGTACCCAGCTTACATTAAACCTACCATTTGGATCAGGGTTAAAAACAACTTTGGTGTCTTTAACTCCACGCATCCAGCCGAAACTTCCTCGAGTGACGTGTGCATCATACCTACTAGCTTCGTTAAAATCTATTTGTTCGTATATCTTAATTAAATTAAATATACTGTTTTTAGTCTCATCTCTAAACGCGTGCTCTTCAGTTCGTGGAAATTGTCTGTAAAACTCATTTAACGCATCTTGATCGTCTTTTAAACCAGCTGCTTCGTTTTCCCAGTGTGTTACAACGCCAACATCAATTAGTTCACCGTCTGGTCCCAGTCGTTCATCATCACGTGGATTATCAAAGACTGGAAGTCCGTATTCGTCAATAAATCCTTCATAGTTCCATTCCATTGGGATAAAGAGAGAATAAAGGCCAGACTTTGTTTGTCCATTAGCATTTCGTCTTGATACGTCAGAATCATTGTATAATTTTTTAAAGTTATCCCCACCTTTATCAAGAGCATTACTAGTTGAACCCATCATGCACTTACCAACGATTCTACTACCTAACCTTAAACAGGTTTTAGTAACTCGCCAGTTATTTAATATGTTATCAGGTCTTTCCCACTTGCCACTCTCATCATGCACTAGCAGATTTAGCTTTTCACCATCGTAGCTATTATCACCTGTATTCTTCCAATCAATAGTAGTATCAAGACCAACGATCTCTTCAAGCTGCTCGTTAGTTTGTATTTTCTTACGAGTAAACTTACTAGCAGGAACTCTATACGCAAGCTCAGACTTTGGACGATCCATACCGTCTTGTATAGGCTTAAAAAAGAAAGGATAGTTTATCGATATAGGTACAACCTTATCAGTAAACATTTTCTTTGCATCGGCACCAGACTTAGAGAGTATCCCATATCTACTATCACTCGATATAGTGGCTAAGTTAACTGTTTCAGCTGATGACATAAACGAGAAACCTGAACGACGGTTTTTAAGGTAGCACATCCCATAGCATCTCTTATCAGCTTTGCAGGCTTCCCAGAATATAAAGAATAGTCTGTTTGCCTCTCTAAAGTCTGGAGCTCCAACATCAATCTTGCTCCATTGCAGATACATATAGTGTGCACCTGTAATCCAAGTTGGTACGCCTTTATTTGTAAACCAAAAACCTTCGTCTCTGCGCTTAAACTCTTCGTCAATATAGTCGTACCACTTTTCTTTCTGCTCGTCTGGATAACTTCTCCAATCGAATATATTTTTTATACGGCTAAGCTCTTTTGGATATTGAGATTTTACCCACTTGTTTTTCTCGTGTTTAAACACACTAGAGGTGGGCACACGCGGCAATGCGATTTGCAAGCCTTGGATTTCGAGGACTTCTCCGATTTGCCCAGTCTTTGATATAACGATGACATCATGGTCTTTATCATAACCGTATCTCCATTTTTTACCACGATTAAGTCTCGTGATAGTTGTTTTCTTAATTGGTTCTACAACCTTTACTAAACTCTGCTCGTACATTACTTTGATCTACCTTCAGCAAAACCCTTGAAGACACGCTCCTTTTTTTCTTCTGGAGACTTACCATCTAGTAAGTTTTGTTCTTCTTGGATTCTAGCTAATATTTCAAAAGCATCGAAGATCGCAAGCTTCTTAGTGGCAGCAGCGTTTTTAAGTCTATCAGCAGATACATCATCTTCAGTATTGGTGATGATTTTTTCTTCTGCTACCTTGATAAGCTCGTTAACAGCTATCTGCCCAGCTTGGATTATACTCTTCTTCGTCTCCTTGATATTCATATTTAATTGTAATAAATTGAGATGGTATACGATATAAACGCTTGCCATCAATAACGAACTCACACTCCATACTTGGTCTAAAACCAATAAGAGAGTTTAGCTCTGCTCTGCCATCAGTATGTTTTACAATGCCAACTAAGGGTTTTTCTGTTTCAACACTTAATTTGCTATTGTCCTTAATAGGTTGTACAAAACAATAACCTTGTGGGCATATCCACTTCTTATCACGCTTGTACAAAAATATTTGATCATCATTTACAAAGTACTTATTTTCTTTGTAATATGATCTACTATTACGCTCTCGACCTTTAACATCGTGCCATCTTCTAAATACATTAAAGTGAACTAAAACAGTATCACCAACTTGTATCTCATGATTACCGACCTTAGGCGTTGATATTACTCTAGCCTCTCTGTTTACGTATTGATGATTATAAATCTCAGTGTTAACTATTAATTCTTTATCACCAACTTTTTTAGTGTTGTTATACCTATTGCCTAACGGTTCTACAACATAGTTGTAAACCGATTGCATTAGTATTCTAAATTATACTCTACAGATATCGCCATGTTTTTATTAAAGTCTTTCCAAGGAATAACAGCTTTATCTTTTCTAATGTATATAGAGTACTTTTCAGTTTCTTCTAATATATCACAAATAGTATGACCGCCATACACTTCCTGTCCAACAGAATAGTGCATAGCGTCATTTTTGTAATCTTTACCGATAGTTATCTTACGAATTAGATGACTCATCTTTAGGGTAGTTTATAATACCGTTCTGAACATTTATATTATTCGTACCGTAAGTATCGACTAATTTATTTTGAAGTTGCTCAAGTTTTTCGTTACCTTCAAACATAGCGTGAAGCGCGGCGTGCTTTTGAGCTTCAATAGCTCCAATATCAAATTGAAGTTTATTGATAGCTGACACTACGTTTTGCAACTCTTTAAGCTCTTCTTCAGAAATCTTCTCTGGTTTTAGGTCTATAACCTTTTCTTTATTTTTTCCCATAATTAAATTAAATTAAAATTATTGTTTATTTAAATTGTTCTATTTTTACATTTTTTAGATAAAATCTAGCACCTTCTTGCATTTGAGAACCTGACACACTCCAAATAATTCTAAAATGATTATTCCCACTAGATGTGCTAGTAGCTGTAATTGAAACGTCGCTAATAGAGTGCCATTGATTTTGAGGTATATCTACATTGCTAGTTGCTCCGCCGACGAACAAGCCTGTAGTAACATCGTCTGTTCCATCCCAGCCGTTAGTTACAGAACCATAAGCGCTATCTAAAAATATTTCAAAAGAAACCTTGTATACGTCACCAACCGATCTGTTAGTAAAGTTGCTAGCCATATTTCTAAAAATACCTCCATT